GAATAATGTCTGTCTTGATGAACCAGGCTGTGTCACCCACGCCATGCACCCATAAATCGGGCCTTGGCCCTTGTGGATGTATGCCGCTGGGCTTGCCACCATCAAATGTTTGAAGAGCCAGATTGCCTGTGGAGTGAGCCATGTCGTCGTACTTGCACTCGCAGTTAAAGGGTAGGGTGCCTAAAAGCTCAGTCTCAACGTTAAATCTGATGTCATAAATATGCCCTGACGCTATCCAGGCTTCATACCCCATTTTCTTTAATGCCTGGACCACGCGCTTTTCAAACCGCTCACCTTGTGCGCGCTTGGCTTGGAAGCTCATACCATAGGTATTGGTTTTGTACACTTTAGACAAATTAAGTATCGAGCTCCTTCACCAATATTAAATACTCTTCTAAAATCTTTTCTTCTTTAAGCAGTCCAAAAGCTTTCTTTTTGCCCATTAAAATAGTGGTGTGGTCTCGATTAAATGCTTCACCTATCTCGGTGGTGCTTTGACCCGTCAGCTGATGCGCTAAAAGATACGCTAGCTGCCGCCAGCCTGTCAGTGTTGAAAGCCTGGAGTGTCCCAGTAAATCGGTCACGCTTACGTTTGCTCGCTTGGCGACGGCTCTGGCAACGTCATTCGGCGATACGGTGAACCCGATATTTCGACGATTACCGTGCCTGGATAAAGTGCTTCTACCAGCTTCTTCTTTAACTTGTAGATGTCCGTCTTGTACCCTTTGACGTCCTCTATCACCTGACACCCGATTTGACCCTGGTTGCCTGTTTGTGTTTTTGATAGGTAGCGAAAGTCGGCCAGATAATCGCACACTTTTTTCCCGTTTATCTCGCATCGTATTCTCGGCTGAAGTTCCAAGTTTCTAATTTCACCGCGCTCAAAAGCTGGCTTAAGTGTAAAATAATAGTGCTTTGCTTCAGCCTGGCTATCAAATTTATGCCCATCAATAGTTACCTTTTTGTTAGAATATTTGTTTCTTCGCGTTTTAAACATACACAACCTTACGATTTGGACTTGTACACAGCTTAATCACAACCTATATGTTATGGCAACGGGTACAAATGAAGGAAATTTAGTGTACAAATCACGTAAATTGGTCAAGTTACTAACTGAAGGCGAAGTAGACAGCTTGCTAGCTGTTGCAGCCCGTGACCCGTTTCACGATGCAGTTATTAAAACATTTTATATGTGTGGGCTACGGGTCAGTGAGCTGGTGTCGCTGCCAAGTCAGATACTTAAAGCCAACTCAGATATGATTTTCATAACAGGGAAGGGGGGTCGTGAGCGCATGGTGCCTTTTCCCCCAGTTGTGCGTGATTGCCTGATGAACTGTAAGCCAGGCGCACAATATATATTCCCAAAAGGAAATGGTCATATAAGTCGCCAGGCCATTTTAAACATTATTAAAGAATTAGCGCAGAGTGCTGGCATTCGACAAACCGTTACGCCCCACCAGCTGCGCCATTCATTTGCCACCCACATGTTAGAGGGTGGGGCAGACCTAGTGAGTTTAATGTTGCTCCTGGGGCATTCAGACATTTCAACAACTGAGAAATATCTGCATGTGAGAACCAAGCATTTAATTGAGACTATAAAGAAACATCCATTAGCGAGGGAGAACAATGGAACAAACACACTATAGACCTGACCACGGGCAAGAGCATAGCGGCAAGTACGCGGCGTATGTCAGGGTCAGTACAGACAAACAGGACGTTAAGACCCAAGAGTTTCGCATTAAGAACTATCTTAATGGCGGTGACTACCAGGTTAAATGGTTTCGCGATGAGGGTGTCAGTTCTGGTAAAGATTGGCACAAACGCGAAGCATTACAACTTTGCCTGGATTACTGCCGCAAAAATGAAGCAACGTTAATTATCTATTCAATATCTCGAATGGCTAGACGTACTTGGGAAGCGCTGCGGTTTTTAGAACAAGAAGTACTGCCAGGTAAAATTAAACTAGTGGTCGTTGATAATCCAAACCTCGACCATAAAACGGTCGGGTTGCTTGCAGCTGTTGCTGAGATGGAGCGCGCCAACATAAGAGAGCGCACAAAAGCTTCAATAGACCGCATTCAAGCTGAAATAAAAGAAAAGGGTTATTTTGTTAGCAAAGCTGGCAAGCGCTTAACGTCTCTAGGTTCCAGGCAAATGAATGCGATTTCCAAAAAAGGAACTGAAACTGTTATTGACGCAACAAATGAACGGACACAAGAAGTAGGCCCGTTAATTGCAAAGTATCGAAAAGATAATATTAGCTATAGAGATATTGCAGCACACTTAAATCGATTAAGTATTCCAACGCCCACCAAGCTTAGAAACCCCGATACAACAGTAAAAAATATCTGGCATGCTAGCTCTGTGCGTAATTATTACCTGAGATATGAGGGAGATAAATAATGAAAATGAGCAAAGAAGATAAACGCTTTTTTAAACGTCACAAAAACGCTCGGTGGTTTAATTTTTTAAATCCTAGCGATGCCTTTACAGAACGTCGGTGGGAAAAATTTACAAAAATGGGGTATGCTTTTTTCTTTGGTGATAAAATTGTGCATGATTATGTTAAAGAAACCATCCAATGGGAACTAAAAAGATTTGCAATGAGAGCAGAGCGTGAAACCGAGCCGAGCGTTCGATTTTTTCGACAATCTTTAAATTCCTACACCATATGGATGGAGCTGATGAACTCAAATATTCATCATGGTAACACTCAACGATTGACAACCGTGCTGTCAATCATTGATAAATACGAAATTTCTCGAAACACAGTAAAACGTGTCCTAAATCAGGCTATAGAAGCTGGCTGGGTGGTGGAATATCAACCAACTGAAACCTGTCCTTATGTTCATTATGAAGCTACAGAGCAGTGTATGTTTGAGTTTTTTAAGCGCGTTAAGCGAGAAGCAACTTTATTTAACGACGGTTTTCAACACACATCAATTGCTTTTCATAAGCTCTTAGAATTTGAAAAATATATCGACGATAAATCGCATATTGGCTAAATATGTGTCAGCCGTTGATACCTCAAGTGTCAACGATGGATACTTGTTTTATAAAATAATGGTTTTAAACTATAAGAACGGAGAGGGAATAAGATGCGCACAAAAATAACACGAAACAAAAAGCTACGTGCCAATGACACAGTGCTGGCTATGGAAGCTGGGCAGCTGCGATTTGCACGTCGTCTTAATGTTAAAATGTGGCATCCAAATCATTTACGTGGCGCGATTGATGTTCTGGCAAAATCTGTCGAAGAACTCAAAAGGTTATCGGATAGCAATTCACTTAGACAGGTTGATAAATTAATTTATGCTCAGTCTGTCCTAATTGCGACGAATAATAACCTTGCTAAAGTTTCCCCATCTGACCCCAGAACCAGGGGGGCTGAACGTTTAAAGTTTAAATCAAGTGGCATGGTAGATACCAACGGCCACATTGAATTGGGCTTGAGAGAGGACTTATCCAATATCTAATCGTTAGGTATTGGTCGAGAACGGAAACGTTTTGGAATTGTACAACCAGGCCGTTAGGTGAGCGGTACGAGATAAGTAATTGAACCCAAAGGGGAATGTTACATTTTTGAGGAGAATAATATGGATAAGAATCGCATAATATATAAAAAACCTATTAATGCTATAGTTCAGAGTAGTCTGTTTAAACAGAACAAACAGGCCTGTGAAACAGTATTAACAGGATTTCTGTTTTTTACAATAGTCATTGGTTTCATTGTGTTTTCTTGGGGTTTAACCCCTGAAATTGTGAGTCAGTAACATGCCTAAACTGACAAAAACAGGCTGGGAAATTGGTAGTAGCGAAGCTGGCGCTATCGTTTTACACAAGACCGCCTTTCAAACAAGGCACGAAGTTTTGCACAATCACAAAATGGCACGAGCTGGTGTTGAAACTATTGATAGAGCTGAGACAGCTGCAATGCGTCGTGGCAACGCCTTGGAAGGTGGTGTAGCGGATTGGGCATCAATGGAAATTAGAATACAAACAGGCGTTGAGAACAACGTCTGGGAGCCAACAGAGCCATTTAAAATAAAAGAGCTTGGTATTGCTTCGAGCATCGATAGGTTGATTGAGGTTAATGAGCCTATGTATTTGCCCACCTTAGATGATAATATTGTTGAGATGGACGGCGTTGGTGTCTTAGAAATAAAGACTGATTTCTACCATCACAACAAACCTAAAGAGGAATGGGTGATACAAGTAGCGCACCAAATGCTTTGTGCTGACCTGGAATGGGCTATAATTGCCTGTCTTAGTCAAACGGGTAAGCTTCATTTGTATCCAGTGCAACGTTCTGTAGCGATGGAACGTGTTATGAAGGATGCCTACAAAGAATTTTGGCACTTGGTAGGCACTGACGGTGAGTATCCACCAATTGACAGTAGCACAAATGAAGCAAGCGCTGTTGATTTAGTTGAAGTATTACCTGAGACTCATGGTGATGTCGCATTGATTTGTAATGATTATTTACGTGCAACGAGCGAAGCAGCTAACTGGAATAAAACAAAGAAAGAACTAAAAGAAAAGCTTTGTGATGTTTTAGATAGCCTAGAAATCGAAAAAGGCAGCCTTCCCAACTACGAAATTAAATCCGTTTATACCAAGAAACCCAAAAAAAAGATGGTGGAGACTGACGAAGTTGTTGAAAGCCATACATTTTCAGTAAAGGAAATATCAAATGAGTAATATAGTGCAATCAAGAACCAGCCTGGTGCCAACCACATTGGGTGAAGCAATGGAATTTTCTAAAGTTCTTAGTCAGTCAGCGATGATACCCAGGGATTACCAGGGCAAGCCAGCTAATGTGCTTGTGGCGGTGCAGTGGGGTATGGAGCTAGGCTTGGCTCCCATGCAAGCTCTCCAGAACATTGCCGTTATAAATGGCAAGCCGTCGGTATATGGTGATGCATTGTTGGCAATGGTTCGTGCTGACACCCGATGTCGGGGCGTTAAAGAGCGGATAGAAGGCAAGGGAGATGAGCGCGTGGCTATCTGTACAATCTCACGCATCCACATTGACGGTGAAATTGAAGAGATAGAGCGCACATTTTCAGTTAATGATGCCAAGCAAGCGCGCTTGTGGGGCAAGCAAGGTCCTTGGAGCCAATACACTGAGCGCATGATGCAGCATAGAGCGAGAGGTAATGCTATTCGTGACGCCTTTCCTGATGTCATCAAAGGTTTGATTACAGCTGAAGAAGCCCAAGACTTCCCAAGCGATGCTCAGAAGCCTGTAAACGCCGTACAGCCGCCTAAACTGTCTGAACTGGGGCAGAAGGTCCAGAATGCCTTAGACGCCGTTAAAAACGAGGAAAACGGGGATGCCTAAGCTAGGTTTAACAAAACGACAAAAGGATATTTATGATTTTCTTATTCTTTTTCACAAAGTTTACGGCATTTATCCGACTGTTCGAGAAATATCAGAGGGTAAGATTGACGGTGAGCAATTATTAAAACTCAAAAAAGGGCATTCATCAACGCATAGAATACTTGCGTGTTTGCAAGAGAGAGGTTGGATTTCAATAGCGCCTGGACGTTCACGCGCTATTATAGTTCTTTAAGCTTCTCGCATCATTTTAGCTAAACGTGCGCTCCTGTTGGGCAATTGCTGCGCCCAACGGGAATCTAACATTTGAACGCTGGCTTCTACATAGTCCCCAGCATCAACAGCAGCCTTCATATTTTTAAACTTACTGAGCTTTGGCCGCCCTAAATTAAATGCCATCGAAGCAATAACCATTTGTGCATTCTCAGGTAATTCATAAAAATGTGGATATAAACGTTCACAATCAAACAATGTAGTTCTTAAATCTTCACGAAAACATTCATTAATTCTTTCACTGCTGACCTTAGTTCCAACGGGTTGTGTAAACTCAGGGTCACTTTCTTTAACTAAATGACCAGCGCCAAACGTTTTGAATCCCAGATGGTCCAAGTAAATTTCATCTACTACGCCTTCATCAACATGCAATAGCTCAGTTAGCTTACCTTCATCCATTGTTTTTCCTTAATTTTGCAAATTGCCTAGACCCAAACCAAAATGATACGACGCTTGTAAAAAGTAAGTTATCCTGGTCTGTGTAAATGCTTTGAACAGCGAGTTGAAAATCAACGCCATTGCCTAAAGCATATAAAAACGTCGTAATTTTAACGAATAAATAAAACCCTACAAATAAATAGGTAATGACGGGCCGCACTGAACCACTTAATGCAGCTGCAAATCCAGATTTTGCGTTAGCCGCTGCCATGCTTTTATATATGCCTTCAGATTCAGCAATGTCAGCTTTAGCATCTAGCTCATCTAACTTTAATTCTGAAAGCTGCGCTGCATATTTGCCCTTCGCTTCCAGCATTTTTAATTCTTGAGCGTCTTTTTGTCTTTGCTGAAATAAATCAATTACTGAGGGTAAGACTGACGTTCCAAATCCAAGAGCTGCACCTAAAAGACTTAGCATTTATTTCACCTTTGTTTTAGATATTGCAGTGGCGCCCATAAAGCCGACAACCACGCCCAACTGAGCTACAATAAATGTGTTTAAAAATCCAGCGGCTGCTGACATTCTTTCCAGGGAAACAATAGGGGTTAGAAGAACGATGACACCCACTAATACCGCCAACATAGCTATCCAGGCCATAGTGCGCTGAGTATCCATAAGCTTGTCTTCGTTCTCCAAACGGACCCATCTTTCATGGCGGTTTAGTTCGTCGTCTGTAACGGTCCCATCGCCATCGGCGTCAGCTGATGCATACTTGCTGTCTTTTTGAAGTTTCTTAGCCATTTGACCTCCTAAGTTTTTGCAGTTTTTGCAGAGTCTTTAAATGCTTTAGCAGTTGGTCTGCCTTTTTGACCGTGGCGACGCATTAATTCACCTGACCCACGCTTTATGCGGCGACGTTTTGCGTGAATATTTGCGTACAATCCTCTCTTAGCCATTACTTATCTTTCTTTTTTGCAGCTGGCTTTTTCTTTGGCGCTGGTTTTGCCTTGGGTTTTTCAGCAGCGACGTTGTTTGCTTTTTTTAACTGCGGATTTAAATCAATAATAGTTGCCATTTTTATACTCCTTATTATATTCAAAATCAAATTGTTTAGTTTTGGTCTTGTACACTCATATCACAAAAAAATTAATTAGCCAAAGGATTATCAAATGCTTCCTGTAAGCGCTCATTTAAATCATCCTCAAGTTTAGTCATATCTGCATCAATTCGGTCAATTGTTTCTCTTAGAGAGTCCCGTACATCTTTTTCTGTATCTCTATTTAAAGCTTCAACTTCTCGAATAGATGCCGTCACATCTTTTTGTACCTGGTTCATTTCAGTAAAAATATTTTCCAGAACGCCATCAATGCTAGCTTGTGTGTCTTTTATTCTATCGCTGCTTGCTTCAACCTTGTTGTCAATCTTATCGATATAGCCCTCGAGCTTTAGAATGTCTTCTCTTAGATTGTTACGTATGTCCCTGGATAAATCTATTGCTGCATCAAGCTTAGTTAACACCAGCTCATTGTTTGCTTTAATCTCATCAATGTCTATTTCTTGAACTACCTCTCTCAGGTCAAGGTAATCAAAATAAAATTCGTAGCCTACATACGCGGAGCCAGCCAGGGTGCTTAGTGCGGTAATTGCAATACCTATTCGACCAAACCCCGAAAACTTAACGCCACCTACTTCCATATCAGCCATAGTTTTCTCCTAATTCTCAAACGCTAATGCTTTTAAATTGTTTAACTCTTGTTGCAGTCTTAACAATTCAAGGTTTTTAGCCTTTAGTGTCATCTCATATAACCGATTACAATTAAGTCGTGCCTTTCCAGAAATCTTTGCACCTATGGGGATTGTTATTCTGCTATAAATCCCAACATCTTTAATTGCTTGCCTGGAAACTGTTGAGCCTTGCAGCAAACCAGTGACACCAAACTCTAAGGTGCTACCGCTGCCCAACGCGTGAGTGCAGCTATTACCATCTGCATCTCGAAAGGTGTCTGACTGATATCCAGCGTTGGCTCCAGGTAAAGACAGAGAAAGTGAATTGCTTGTGGAGTCTGCGCGCCCCCAGGTACATGTGCAGCTCGTAATAATAAAACTTAATAATAATATAAAAAATAATTTCATTTAACTTTACTGCAAATTTCCGTGGCAATTAATGGAACGTTCTTTTGTTTAAGAAGTTTTGATTTGGTACAGATATATGTAACTCTGTCTAAATCTTCGTCTTTTATGTAAACATCAAACGATTTCTTTTTGGTGTGTCGTACTTCAATTATTTTATTTGTTGATGCAAAAGGTATAGATTTCCATACTTCGTCATACACAGAAATTTCAAAAAAATTTGCGTCATTTCTTTTGTTAAAAAGATGCATTTTAGTTTTGCTAACACCAACAATATAACTAGGCCGAAATTCTGGATAGGCTGGCGTCATGTCGTGCGCTTGAGCGCTGAGAGTTAGCGCAAAAAATATAACACTTATTTTGCTATACATGAAATCGTCGCTAAGGCGGTATAAGACCCAGCTGGGAATGCTGTATTATCCGCTGAACCATATGTTACTTGGCTGGTAATTTTATGCCAGGAAGAGCCAGCAATTGTATGGTCATAGGTTACTGTATTAGCAACGCTAACCTTATTAGTTTCGTAAACACTCATTGAAGCAACGCTGACGCTTGATACGGTTACACTGCCTGTCCAGGTAAGGTTATCTACGAGTACTGGAGATGAACTAAAAGAGTTTGGATATGTAAACTTTGTCTTCCAGTATCCAGCTGACCCAATATCTACGCGAACAATTGGGTCAATTCCTCCTGATGCAGCTGCGCTTGACAGAGTATACGGATTTGGGTTCCCGTATTCACCTGGTGTTGTTGTGTAGATGCTACAGTTTGCACTGACATTTCCAGAAATTGGGCTGTCTACTGCCCAGGCAATTCCGCTGGATAATAGAAAAGTTATTGTTGTTAAGGTTCTCATAATTTACTCCTCATATTGTAATCTCACCATACGTCGATGAGTTTTGTCTTGAGCAAGATTTCTAAGCGCTCGATAGTTATCTTTAATTTCTGCAACGTCTTTAATTTCAACAACGTCTGTGATTGTAACCACATCAATAATTGAAATTTGACTGTATTCATCAAGGCTGCCCACACCCATTAATTCTTGCATTAAGTTTTGTTGTTTAATTGGGTCGGCAAGTTGTTGCGCTGTACCAGATACAGAAAACTTATCCTCAAAACTTTGGTCTTCTAATGTTTCTTCTGCTTCTACATTTGCAGCTTCGATTTCATCTACTTCTGCTTGTTGCTCTAACTGATATTGAATTATCTCATCATACAGTGGGTCAGTAATATTGGGGCTGGCATTTAATAAATTATTATTAAGCATGTATTGCAAAAATGCTTCATCAAAGCCTGGGCAAGTTGGGTCGTTTAAAGGATTATAACAAGTGTCATAGCGGTACTGATACGATACATGCACGTTACTTAACTCACCGTTGCCATCGAGCGTTATAGCCCCTGGTCCAAAAAGATTACCAAGCAATGACGGGGTAGGGTCAAATTTAACTTTGGTATTGCCTGGAAGATTATCCCAAACATCAACATACTCATAAATATTATTGTTAGATTTTATGTGTTTGTTTGTAATAGAAACGGTAGCATCAGCAGCCTGGTCTTTTGTAATTGTGTAACGATGAAACACGCCCTCGACAGTAAGCCCAGAATTTTTTGGTAATAATTCCATATCCCAAATTAATGCCTGGGCAGCAGCGTTGTTGGTACGTCCGTTTATTACCTCAGAGAATAAACAAGAGGGCGAGAAGCATACCGCCAACAGCACCAAAACCAGTGACTGTCGATTTCTTTTCATCTGACCATTCCTCTTTCTTGCCTGGGGTTGCACCAGGGATTTTATCAGGGTTTGCTAACCATGCTTCTTTTGCCATTTGACCCACCAAACCCTCATAGGGACAGTAGCTCCCAGCTTGCCATAAACTTTTAAAAATTTGCTCGTCCTGGCATAATCTAGCAACGCTTCCCACCTTTAAACCAAGGTCTCTCAAAAGCTTACTATCTTTGTGCATACGGCAATGGTAATCAATTCGTGAACTGCCACCAGCAATGCCTAGCACCTGAGTTTGCAGCCCAGCTGATAAAGCTATTAAGCAGCTATCACTTACAGTATTGCTAAGATTTGGTGCAATTGCTGACGGGGGTGGGGAGGTTAGTTTTGTATTGCTATCTAAAGTTGAGGTAGATGTGCTGGTGCTAGTGCTTTCTGTTTTAATAATATCTTCAGAAAACGCAGCACCAGGCAACAAAATAAGTGACGCTAAAATTACTAAAAAAAATTTTTGCAGCATCACATAATCCTTAATTTACAACTTCAGCTTCTTCAGGTTTGATTTCTGCTTGCAGCTTAGACATTACATTTTCTCGACCCATTTGCATTTGCTCTAATTGAAATGCAAGATTAGCAATTTTTCTATCTAGGTCTGCTGTATGTTGAACCAGGCGTTGGCCTACCTCTGACATATCTTCAAGCATGTATTCTTTTTCGTCTATAGTGACAGGAGTTTTTGTTTTTTTGTCCGTCATTTTACTTCCTTAATTTATGACCAAGGTTTGCCGCTACCCTTGGTTGGGGTTTTTTGTTCTGCAATTTGCGCGGCAATACTGTCTTCTATTTCTTTAACACGAGTTGCACCAAGGGCATTTTTAGCCATTGTAATCACTTGCTCTTCGGTCAGTTTAGAATAGTCAACCCAGCCTGTAGCCAAGTCTTCAGTTGAAATACCGACTGAGCCGTATGAGTGTCCAGAATTTCCATCAGAGTCACCCTCATTTGCTCTCCAATGAATGGATTCAATTACATTCACGTAGTCTTTGCTATCCTGAGTCATTTTAAGTTTGTAATCGCACTGGCTGATTGTCCATGTTACTGCCATTTTATTATCCTTCTAATGTTGCTATTCTTGCTTCTAATTCTTGTATTGTTTTTACTAGTAGTGGTACGAGTTTGCTGTGGTCTAACGATTGGTAGCCATCGCCATTTTCCTGTATTTCAGCATCTTTAGTTCCAAGAACTGCTTCAGGTACAATGCTAGAAACCTCATGTGCTAAGAAACCGTCTTGAATTGTATTATCGCTGTCAGCTATCCAATTAAATCTTTTTGGTTTAAGTTGTTTTAATCTTGCAGTAGCACCTGTCATATCAGATACGTTTTCTTTTAATCTATAGTCCGAGCTTGTAGCATAAGCAGTACCAGAACCAGCAGTTGAAATACTACCTACCAAACCATTACCATTATAAAAACGAACTTGAGTGTTAGTGTTAGTCGTGTTTCCAGCAGATGTATAAAGTTGGTCACTACTAAACAGAAAACCACTTACGCTGGCACTAGGTGTAGCAGTACATTTAATTCTTAAATGGTCTCCATTGGTATTAAATACACTATGACTGAGGCTTACGTTGGTATCGTTGTTACCTGCTTCTACACAAAAATGCAAAATACCTTGACCACGAATAGCAGTTCTTTCAAAGAATATACCAGCCTTTTTTCTTACATTTGTATTTGTAGAGTCTGACTTGAAGATAATGCCGTTATATTGATGGTCTGTATCATTGTCATTGTGTAGAAATATAGAACCATCTGTAGTTCCTGAGCCTGTAATCTGAAGTCTGTGCCAAGCATCTGAGTTACCTATTGCGACCGCGTTATCGTAGATAAATACTTGGTCATCACCAGCCGCGCCTAAGACTAATCTATCTTCGTTGTGTTGATACTGAACGTAACCTCTATAGGCTTGATTACCTGACGTGCCATCCGCAAAGAAAAGATTACCACTGTCACTTGTTCCTGAACGAATTGTAATACCGCTGTTTTGACTAGAGTTACCTATAACTAAATCATCAGCAGATGCATTAAAATCTGAAGGGCTATCGTTAGCAATACCAACCCGACCTTCTTTATCTATTCTGACCCGCTCTGCTCCAGCCGCGTTATTACTATCTTTGGTGTAGAATTTAATATGTGAATCAGCATCACCCCCAATAAGAGAAATCCCAGCATGAGCTTTACCTGTGTTAACAAAAGTACCTGTGTTAGGATTACGTTGAGTATTAAGTTGAAGAGCAGTTCCATCAAAGTCTAAAAACCCAGCGTTAGTTGAGCCACCTATTTGTAACTCACCAGTATATGCAAGTTTTAATCGTTCTTCAAATGAAGCATTACTATCAGCAGTAACACTAGCGGCACTCCAAAATTTAAAGTCACCATCGGTTTGTTGGAAAGCAGAACTTTTGTTAGTTGTTTTTGTTTTCCAATTTCCATCAGAATGTAGGTAAACATTTTCCGTCATTAAAAAACCACCAGCAGTACGATGAGCGTTAATCATCCCTCGACCACCTATTTCTAGGGAAACATACGAAGTGTTTGAACTTTCCGCAGAAGTTTCAAAACCATACTGTCCGTAAGTGCTTAGAGTTAATCCACCATGAAGCCCAGTTTTTAAATTTATTTGGTTTGCTTCAATTTTCATTCGCTCTTGTAAAGCATTGCCATCTGATACTGAGAATTGTAAATAACCTTCTCGATTGCTACCGCCAGATGTTGATTTTAAACCAGCTACAGAGCCAAAGATATCGGAACGAGAAACACCATCGTCAGACACACCGCCAAGTTCTAGCAAACCACCTTTGTTTGCGGTTTGACCAGAGCGATTAGTAATTCTGAGCTTTGCTAATTCACCAGTTGCTCCTGAGTGTTTGATTGTGGGTTCAATTGGAGTAGCACCTGAGGTTATAACAACGATTTTGTCTGATTGTATGCGCATCGCTTCTGTTGCTGTTCGCACAGTAGTGCCACTTGCACCACCAGTACTTGTCGAAAAGGTCATATACGAGCTACCAGAACCAGAGCCATCACCAGATTTTAAATGTAAGTTTGTTCCAGCTTGGTTTGTAAAACTAGGGCTAGAGGAGCCAGCAATAATGGCATCACCTCCACCACCAAATGGGCCAGCAGAAATCAAACCAGCACTATCAATTCTGAGCCGTTCTGCTGAACCTGTAGCGAAACGGATATCCTCTGCACGGAAGCCCATAGGTTTTAACGCGCTACCAGCCGAATTAGTCGTTTGAAAAGCTAGGTTTCCAGAACCAACTTCACTGATGTTATCATTAATTGTAAGCTTAGCATTAGTGCCTGTATCTACTACCAAATCGTTATTAATAGTTACGTTGCCAGCAAAGGTAGCCGCTTTAGTGTCGTGGTCGAACGTTACAATGTCAGTAGCACCATCATTTTGAGTTAGTGTTAATAACTCTCCAGACACAGTGAAAACGAAATCTTTATTTGCATCACCTTCTATACGTAAAGACGGTTCAGTAGTTGATTTTGTTAAGGTTAATGTATCTCCACTACTGGATGAAATTGCAACATTGTTATTAAAAGTAGTGGCACCAGTTAAAAACTCAAAACCTGACGAAGCAAACTGCATTCCAACATTAGCTGAACGTGCATCGTTGAGTGCAGATAAGCGTAGATTACTACTTGAGTTTTCAACTTCAAAATTAAGGTTAGTTCCAGCCTTTACT